AAAATATAAGGGCGATACGTGACCGCCCTTATAAATAAATAGTCTTACTTCATTAACATAAAGTTGTTAGCACCTTGTACTACTAAACATCTTTCAGTTAAGAAGTGCATTTGCATTGCATCTAATGCTGATGTAGCAGCTCCAACAGAACCAGTAACCCAAGTTTTCATTTTTCGGTTATCAGTTTGAGAAGCTCTGAATCTAACATGTAAAAATGGTCTCTTCATGTTTTTACCCATGTTTTGATCATATACAGTAGATACACCAGCCGGTATCATAACACCTCTAATCGCTCCAGTTCCAGCAGCATCATTGATACCACCTCTTGTAGCTTTGTCATTTAAGTATCTAAAATCAGATTTGTAGAAGTCATAAGAACCTCTTCTAAATCCTGAGAAACCTAAATTTAATGCCATATCTTCGTCGTTTTCAAATACTCCGTAAGAAGTACCTCCCGCGCCGTAAGAATTCATAGAAGCTAACATGTCATCGATAGCTAAACTAGTCGATCTATTAACAAACATCATGTATTCTTCAATAGCACCTTGCTTATCAAATTCAGCTAAAATAGCATCAAACTCAGCTAAGTCAGTAGTAGCATTAACACCAGTAACACCTGTAGTTATATTACCTCTATCTTCGATAGCAGCAAATAAACCTTCAGTACCAGCAGATTTAGCAGCATCTGTAGTTGAGCCTGGTATAATAGTAGAACCTTGAACTTCAGAAGTAGTAGCAGCAAACTCAGATTCTAACATTGCCATTTCAATGTAGTCATTGAATCTTGCTCTAGTATCAGCTTCAGCTTTTAAGTACCATAAATAACCTGATTGTCCAGTTTCAGTAGAAACTTCAACCCAACCAATTCTAGATGTATCAGAACCTGAAACTTCGTAATAGTCTTTCATAATAATTGGTTTATTAGTAAAAGACTTAAAAGTTGGCTCATTAGCACCTCTAGCATCAGTTGTGTTATTAGTACCAGCAGCTGCAGTATAATTCATACCTTTACCAAACTCAGAACCATAAACTAATATAGTAGTGTCTTTTGCCGTACCAGTAGCAGCTAAAGCAGATTGACTGTATGGTAATACATCAATAACAGCGTCAGCAACAACAGATACTAAACATTTAAAAACACCATTAGCGTTAGCTACAATAATAGTATCGTTAACTCTAATACCGTGATTAGCAGCTGTAAAGCCAGATCCAACGTTACCATCAATATCATCTTGAATAGTTATTTGAGCGATATTAGTTACACCTGTACCAGGATTAGCACCACCAGTAGCTGATGTTACTTGTCCCAAATAAGATAAGTGTAATCTTGATTGTTCAGACCATACAACTTGATCAGATGCCATAGCCTCTTCCGCTCCAACTTTAGATAAAAAACCTGATATAGTTCTCGGTCCGAAAACTTCAGCTTCTTTTTCCATTAAGTCAGGCAGGTATTGTTGCGCCCAGTCATTAGC